GCTAACAGGAACCGGTGATCTCTCATTGTCGGCTTATGGGCCTTTGCCTTTTGGACTTTTAGGGTTAGTTCCTCATGCGCTCTACGCGTAGAAGGAAATGATCCCATAAAGTCTCAAAGCATCGGCGAACCATCAGTCGACTTTGGAAATTCTGGAAACTTGTGTCAATCCTCTATATTACCAATAGGTCCAGACCTCGAAGGGAGGTTGGAATATTGACGTCAATAGTGGCGAGACGGAAGACGAGAAGTTATAGACGCTGTTAGCGTCGATAACGACTCGGTATCCTGAACAAGTGTGTCGAAGTGGAGTTTAACCAGATGGCGATTAACCACCAGATCAGTAGCATGTGCTACGAGTTGAAGTTGAGCTTCTGTTAGTGACTTATGTCCCAGAAATGGTGCTAAGCCCAACAGATTTAAGAAACCCAAAGGACCAGTCATCTCTCAGATAAAATTCTGAGGGAGACGCTTGTTCCCGGCTATCTTCTCAACCCACCTCTCAAGATCTAAGGCTTGAATATGAGTTCCCCGAGAAAACATATCCCGTACAGCTGCAACTAAGTGCCTAGGCCTTATTAAGGTCATAAGCATAAGTTTTGGCGATACAGGAGAATAATCTCCTCTAGGGCTAACAATACGTTTCGCAAATTCTGCGATTCCTATTGTTGACTCAAGAGATTTAGACTGATTAATGTCCAAACCTAAGTATGTCATTAGAGCAACGTACGCCTTAGCCACTGAAGAATCAGCGATTACGACGTCGTCACCTAAAACGGCATACAAGTCAAACCATTTAGATCAACCCACTCGCCTTGCGGCGATTTGGATGATAATATGGTGAGTTAGCGCGAGACTCCCTCACGAAGAAAGAGCCCCCATGGGTTGACCGACGGCGTACCTATAAGGCACACCGTCTAATCACCATGGGCGATCTACCAATAATTGCTTTCAAGCTAAAGCTAACTCAGGACCCTTAAGGGTCTGGAGAACTTGAACTTGTAAATCAATTGGAAGTCGATCGGTAGCAGCAGTTAAGTCATATGAATAAAATGTGGTACAGCCTTTCTCATATAGCGCATTAAGAGGCTTTAACTGATCAAAGGTCCCATCTTGAGGTATAAGCTTCAAGATAGCGAACAAGTAATCGTGTAAAGGCTTCAATGCACTTTGAGTTCAAAGGTCTGTAATCGCAAATATTCTGACCTTACCAGCTG